GATTACGTGCCGCGTACTGTTCACCCATATACGCACCGCGCGCGGCCTGGGCGGCATTGAACGCCGCCTGCTGCTGCGCCACCTGCTGGGCCAGGCCGGCATTGGCGAAGGTGGCCTGCGCGGCATGTTGCTGAAACAGCTGGCCCTGGGCCTGGTTGGCGAAACTGCCGGCTCCCAGCGCCTGATCGTAATTCTGCTGCTGGCCGGCATTGTAGAATTGCCCCTGCGCCAGCAGCTGCTGCTGCATGCGCTGCTGCTCCTGGCCCGCCTGCGCAATGGCGGCAAAACGCGCGTCGTTGGCCTGCTGGTTGAACGGCGTGTAGGCGTTGTTATAGGCGTCGCTGCCGTAGCGAATGCCCTGATCCGCCAACTGCTGCTGCAGCCTCGACTGCTGAATATCCAGTTGCGGGTTGAGCCGCGCCATCAGCGCGTCCTGCACCTGCTGCCGATCGGCCGAGAAGTCCTGCGGACCGACGTCCGTCATGGCCCTGCCGTAGCCGCCGATCGAGGTCTGCAGTGGACCGCCGGCGTTGAATGAGGTCAGCGCCGACGGCAATCCACTGATCGCCGAGGCGTTGCCACCCGCCGGCGCATTGGCCAGCGGGTCGAAGCCTTGCTGAAAATACTGCGCCAGGTTGCCGCTCTCGCTGTTGGCGAGGCCGGCCAGATTGTATTGCGCGGCGAGGTTCTGGTTCTGGATCGCGCGACCCTGGTCCGTCAGCTGCTGCGTCGCCGTGAAACGAGGGATGGTGTAACTCGACCCGGTGGTCGGATCCGTCCAATTATAGGTTCCGGTCTGGTCGTAGGTCAGGTTGCCGGTCGGCGTGACCTGGTTGGTGTTGTTGAGGAACGCATTGGCGACCGCCGTCGACACGTTGGTGCCGGTCGCCGCCGCTGCGGTCGTGTAGGGATTGGGAGGGGTTGGCGCGTCCGGCTTACCCATAGCTCAGTATCCTTGCGGTGGCATTCCCTGCGGCGGCGGCGGCGGGTTGCCGACGTTCATCATGGCCTGCGCGATCGCATTGCGCTGGCCGTTGGCTTGCGGGGTCATGGGCATGGGCATCAGGCTGCCTCGCTGAGTGAAGGCACGGCACCGACATGGTGCCTGAGCCGTTTGTTGAACTTGTTGGCCTCCCACGCTTCGCGTGTCAGGCAGCATACTACGCCGTCGCGATCCCGACCGAACAGCCGCGGCAGCGACGTGAAGGCGAAGTCGTAGCGCGCCAGCATCCACAGCTGCCGCTCGTCGTCGGCCGGCACCCGCTGCACCACCATCTGGCAATTCAAATACAGGAACGGATACTGATACATCCGCTTGATGGTCTCGCGCGTCAGCCAGTAGCGACCCGGCAGCGCCGCGGCCGAGATCTCGATGATGGCCGCCTCCGGTTCCCAATTATGGTACACGACGCCGGCGATCAGCTCGGTACCGTCGACGACGCCGAACGCCACCACGTTCGGTCCGAAGCCGCGACGCGCGTGCGGGATCAGCTGCGCCACGAAGGACGCCATCGCCTGATCGTGTCCGTAGACGTAGTCGAGCATCAGTAATTGCCTCCACTCATGGTGCCGCCGGTGTCATCGGCATATCCACCAAAGGCGTTAGCCCCCATCATGCCGATGGCCCCCGGATCGAGGCTAAATCCGGCCTGATTGCCATAACCGTAGCTGAAGGCTGAGGGATCCCATGTAAACGCATCCGGGTTACCCACGATGCCGGAGTTGGGGGCCATGCCCGGATAGGTGGTCGTATTGGTAAAGTCAGCGAATCGATCCGAAAACGTCGTCGGCTGTTCATAGGACTGCAAGTCCTGACTGCTGCGGTTGTAGCCGTAGTTGGTGTTGACGGACGCATTGAATGCATCGGGCTGGTTTGATCGGTCGGGTTGATATGACGGATCAACCGGCTGGTAGCCGATCGGAATGCCCCTTGCATCTTCCTGCCCAAAGACGCCCTGCGTGGGGCCGAATGTGCCCGCCGACCAGCTGCCGGGCGTGCTGCCGCCGCCACCGGCGTCACTGCCGCCGCCACCAACGCCGCTGTCGCCGGTCCACTCTACCGGAATGCCGTTGATGATGGTGGGCAGGTGGCCTGTTATACCGGGCACGGTGCCGCCCTGCTGCAAGGCGTTTTGCCAGCCGTAGAGCATGCCGCCAATGCCGAACCCGCCCGGACTGTTCGGGTCGTATCCCAGCCCCGATCCGCCGGCGCGACCGCCGGGCGTTGCACTCGCGCTGCCCTCGTAGCTGCCGCCGCTGTAGCCACCGCCATAGCCGCCGCCGTAACCCTTGTTGTAGAAAGCGATGGTGCCGGGATCGATGCCCTCGCGCAGCTGCTGAGCATACAAAGCCTCTTCCGGTCTTTCCGAAGCGGTGCCGGTGGTGTCCGCTGCCGCCCGATTTGCCGCCGCCATAGCAGCGTAATTCGGCACGCCGCCACCACCGCCATAAGCCGCCTGTGAGGCTTGCGGCGGCTGATAATACTGGCTCATGTCAGGCGGTGCGTATCCACCACCACCGCCGCCTTGTTGCGCCATCATGGCCTGCGCAATAGCATCGCGCTGCGCATTGCCTCCGCCACCGCTTCGCGCGGCGTAGGCCGCCATCGCGTTCGCTGCGGCGTTCGGATCGTCCTCCGACGCAGGACCGGATGCGTTGGGTATGTCGACGGCCGTGCCGTATTCAGGCTGGAATAACGCCATGACTTACCTCACGAGGTTGGACTGTTGCCGCCATAGGGCATGCCAAAAGGAATGGGCCCGACAACGGAAAGCCCGCTGCCGGTGTGAACGGTCGAGTCATCCGGCAGGCTTTGGTACGGATTTGGCGACTGGAACGGCGAATTGGCCGGCAACGCGGCCTGCGCTGCGGCGCGTTGGTTCGCCGCCTGAATGGCGTAGGGATTGGTTTGCTGAAAGGCTTGAGCCGCCTGCACGCCGTAAGGTACGTCGGATCCCGTACCGGCGTTATTGCTGTTGGCCACAAGCTGCGTCGCGATGGCGTCGCGTTGCTGGTTGACTGATTGATCCACCGGAGTAGCCGCTGCTGCTTCCGAAGGCACAAACGTGCCAACGCCTGGGCTGCGCGGATGCGCCACCATCCACGCCTGCACGGCCGCGTCCGACGTCGGATCGCCGTGAATGTAGGCCGGCGCGAATAGTCCGTTCAGGGCGCCTACGCTGTCATAGGGTTGACGGATCATGCCTTACCTCACACGTTGACGCCAAGGCGGTGGAACACTGCGGCAATCGAGATCAATTCCACGTTCGGCTTGGCTTGCTGACCAACGGTGACCTGCACCACCGGCGCATGCGAGAACCCGGTCTGCCCGATCGACACCCACATGGTGTTGCGCACCGGCGGCCGAACGGCTGCCGGCTGATCCCACTGCGCGTATTGCGATCGCTGTCCGCTGGTCGGCACCGGCGGACCGGGCTGCGGGCTTGTCAACGTCCAGTAGGTCGGATGCGCGGTGCGATCGGCCGAGAACACGGTCGGCGCTGCCGCGCTGGTGTGTGCGACCGCGCAGGTCCAGTAATTATGGTTAGGCCCGTCGTAAGCCTTGTCACCGATGATGTAGGCGTGGCTGTTCGCCCACGCCGCGGGCGCGGCCCAGATCTGCGGCGCCCAGTGACCCTGATCCCATACGTCGACAATGCCAGGATCCGATCCGGCCTGCGGCGGCGTCGGCAACGTCACGACGTAGTCGGTGCAGGCCGCGAGTTGTGGCTGGAACGGCTCGCCGGAGCCGGACGTGAACGCGGCGCGTGACTGCTTCCATGTCACGGTCTCCGACGGCGATTGGAACATCTCCCAGCCGCCGACCAGGGTCGCCACATAGGGGTCGCCGTCATCATAGCCGGTGCGGTCGGCCTGCATGACGTAGCCGTCCTGGGTGCCGAAAAACATATCCGCACGCATGCGCAGGAAACAGGTCGCGTCCCAACCGACGAAGCGGCACCACGCCCCGGTCGCGGCGTTGACCACCGCGCAGTAGCGGTTGCCGGGATTGCCGCCGGGCCAGGTCACGAAAATGCCGCCGTACTCGTTCCAGTTTTCCAGCGTCCACGACCACGACCGCTTGGCGCTGACCTCGTCGCGCCACATCGGCTTGATGGTGCGGGTGATGGCGGCAAGTTCGAGTTGCTCCGACGTCTTGGTGATCGCAGCCGAAATCGGCACAATGCCGTCCACCGTCATGATCAGCATGTCGCCGCCAAGTAGCATGTGCGCATTCATCCCCATTGGCGCGGGCACCTGGTAGCGGCCCTCCTGGCGCCAATTGTTGGGGTCGGATGGATTGCTGCCGGTAAATATCAGCAGCTCGCCGAGGTCGGTAACAAACACGCATTTATCGTCGATGCCGTCGCCTGCGTCGACGCTCCACGTCGCGCCAAACAGTAGTTTACCTCCCTTGGCGGCAGCGCCCGACATCGGGATCAGCGAAAGCCCACCACCGGAGGCGTTGGTCGGCAGGTACCACGCATTCATGCTGCCACCCTCGAGGAAGAACAGGCGACCGCGATACTTCCAGACGTAGACAAGATTGCTGCCGTTGACGACCGTCGAGCCAGCCGGGCCCGTGATCCAACTCACGCCATCTGGGGCCACGTTGTCGGGCGTCCAGTAAGTCGGATGCGCGGTGCGGTCCGCCGCGAACGTGCCGGTCGAGGCGCTGGTGTGCGCCACTATGCACTTCCAGCGTGAACCGTCCGCGGTGTCGAGCGCCTTGTCATTGACTGCGTAGGCGTGAGCGTTGATCCAGGCTGCCGGAGGCGTGCCGTTGAGCACCTGCCAGGTCGAGCCGTTGAAGCGCAGCGGATAATCCCCGGCGTCGTTGACCGCGATCAGGAAGTCGCCGCCCTGATTGGCAAGTTGGCTTGCAGCATAGTTGCCCGACAATTGCCCGCTCTTGACCAGCGTCGGCGTGCCAGAGGCCGTCACGTCGTAGAGTTTGGTGGCGTTGCCGGCGAACATCTTCTGGATGTTGCCGCTGGCATATTGAAACCCGGAAATCACCGGCGTGGTCTCGGGCAGTGTCGCCCACCGTGTACAGCCGCCGCGCAGCTTGACGCCCTTCATGGTCGGCGCCCAATTGTCGCAAATGACCGCAGCGCCGGGCTGCATGAAGGCTTCGTTCTCATTCATGATGATGCCGCGCGTTGGCGCCGGCAGCGTGATGGTCTGCAGCTGCGCCTGCAACTGCGAAGGCAGCGGCTGTCGCTTGAATTTTGCGTAGCCCGTCATGGCGTCGGCGCCGGATACGGATAGGCGACGCCGACGGTCAACGAGCGCGATACGCTGGTGCGTCCGACCAGGATCGGCGCTGGACTATCGGCGCCCATCACATAGGCCAGCGCGTCGGAATACGTTGCCATGTCCTCCGCATAAGGCGATCCCTTGTTGGCCTTCCAGTTCCATATCATTCCCAGCTTCAATAGCCGCTCGTCGATCGCAAAGCTGTCGCCGTCGTTTATGAAACTGTCGCCGTAGCCGCCGCCGCTCAACGCCACGGCATTTTTGTTCAGATAGGCGAATGTTGCCGTGGTGCCGACACCCATGATCGGCCAGATCAGCATCTGGCCGCCGATGATGGTCCACTCGCCCCAGGCCGAGAAGCGGTTCAACGCGCGGCGCTGCAGCCACTCGTCGGTATTGGGGATGAACTGCATCGGATGCAGCGCCGATGTCGAGCGCCAGACATTGGCCTGCAGCAGCATGCGCTTGAAATCGGCCGGCAGATTGAACGCCTGCGCGGTGCCGTTACCGGAAAAGGTGACGGTCTTTTTCAGGTCGGTCCACTCGCGCGTGTCGTAGGCGATACGCTGCGCCACCTCGTTGGCGAGCGACACCATTTCCTGCATGGTTCGATTGCCGGAGATGTTGGCAAACACCGCCGTCGGAACCAGAACTCCGACGTTGGCGCAGACGTCCTTTACTACACTTAAAATAGACATTACAGTGCGCCTTTTATCGGTGTTATGAGAAAGGCGTTAGCGATGCCGCGTGTACCTACCGCGCGCAGTAAGTTCTCGGCACATAAGGCGACTGCTAAACGGCGCGGTATAGCCTTTGAAATGACGTTCGAAGCGTGGCTTGACATATGGGAGAGATCCGGCCGCTTCGCGCAGCGAGGACGACGCGCCAACGAGTACCACATGGCCCGACACAGCGACACCGGACCATATGCTGTTGACAACGTGAAAATCATAACGGCACGCGCAAACGTGACGGAAGTTAAACGCAAAAAAGGCCGCAAACGAGCGCCGTTTTCAGCAGAACACAAGCGTAAGCTCAGTGAAGCGCACATTGGCAAAAAAGCCTCGGCAACGACCCGTAAAAAACTATCCGCGATGCGAAAAGGCGTAAAAATGCACCTTTCAGCAGACGAGAGACTGAGACGATCTGTAGCTATCACTAGGCTCAACGGTCTGGCCTCCCATCGTGCTAAGCAAGTTGCGGGTCGCTGGCCTTGATCACGCCACCTTGTCTGGGCGGCAATCCATCGCCATGCGAACCAGCGCCTTGCGGTTCGGCGTGCCGATGACGGCATGCCCGGTATTGGTCTTGATGTATTCACGCAGCTGATCGAGCGTCATGTCATCGAACTCGCCCTCGGCCGTTGCCTGCTTCTTCGCGGCAAGTTTTGCCGCCTGCAGATCCTCCTCCAGCACAGCGGTCTTAGCACGCAGCGCCTCCAGCTCCGCCTGCAGCTGCAGGTTCGGCGCGCCGATCTTGCTCTCGGCGATGTACTCGATCGCGCCGTTCTTCAATTCACGACCACCGTAACCGAGGTTCTTCAGCTCCTGGCCGTCGATCGCGGCCAGCGCCTCGACCGTGTAGATATTTTGCGCGCGTAACTCGGCGCGGCGCGCCTCGGTGAGGAACGGCGCGTGGTCTAGCGGCGTGCCGCTTTTGGTCTGCGCGGTGTGCGATTTGAATTGCTGGTATTGCCGGCGAAAACGCTCGGCATAGGTCACCTTGACCTGGGCGCCGGTCTCCGGATCGGTGGTCCAGTGCGACATCGCGGTGGCCGGAAATACGCTGACATTGCGCGAGCCAGGAAACCGGATCTCACAGATCTCTTCGTCATCGAAGATCGGTCGGCCTTCCTTGGCAGTCTTGGCCTCGTTCAGCTTGGCGTGATGTCTGAACATCGCGACCAGCGCGGCGTCCGGGTCTTGGTTGATAGGCATCGTGGTCTCCGTTTGAGAGGTTAAGTCCGGGGCGCCTTCCGCGTAAGGAAAAGGCGGACCTACACGTCGGCGCCCCGGTTACTCGGCTATCCTGAGATGCGATCAGGCTGCCGGGTTGGAGTCGTAGAACCGCCAATTGAACAGCGGATTGGTGATCGTGAGTTCACCCATCCAACCGATGAATTGAGCGATGGCATCTTTATCAATCGGCATCATTCCCTGGCCGTCGAACACCTTGTCGAAGTTACGGTTCGGGTGATAACGCATGCGGAAGCTGTCGGTGTTCAGCCCCAGCGTGGTGTTCGGTGGCATGTTCGATCCGATGCCGCCGTCGAGCACGATCTCGGCTCTTTTGCCGCCACCAATATACTCCAGCGCCGAGAAGCCTAATTTTCCGAGGCTGGTCTCGTTGGTCTGGCGCTGGATCGCTACCGTGGCCGCGTCATAGGCCGAGTAATGCTCCGGCGACATGATCAGGAGATCGGCGTAGTCACGACCCCGCGATTGCTTGGTCATGATGATGTTGAGGTAGGGCCGAACTGTTGCTGCGGCGACCTGGGTACCAACGGCGGTGGCGAAGGTCTGCGCGTCGAACGAGCCGGTGCGCCATATCGTGGCCGAGCTGCGGTCGATGCCGCCGTAGATGCCGGAGTTGTTGGTGATCGGCACCGCGGTGGCGAGGCCGGTGATTTGCTTGCCACCATTCGCGGTGCCGTCGGAATAGATCCCGGCGTCCATCGCGTCCTGCAGCGCGCGTTCGGCAGCGTCGATATAGCTGTCGTACACGTCCATCAGCTGGCTCTCGCCCTCGTTG